TATTGTCCGTATGTACCTCTACAAATGGTTAGAGCAGTAGGTCAGGATAACTTCCAACCGAAAATCGGTTTCAAAACTAGATACGGTATGGTAGCTAACCCATTCGCTGGTGCGAGTGCTTCTGGCAACATTACTGCTGACGGTGTTGGTGCAATCAACGCTAACAGATACTACAGACGTGTTCAAGTTAAGAACATCATGTAATATTTGTTGAGAAACAATTTAGAAAAGGGCGCTTCGGCGCCCTTTTTTTTAGCATAAATAAAAGTAGATTATGTTTTATACTGAAAGAATAACAATTTACAAAGAGTCAAAATCAACAATAATGAATACGATAGTTAGAGCAATCGCAGGTATAGTACTAATTGGTGGTTTCTTTTTTCTACTTTCACTAGGTCTTAATTACTTACAAAAACCTAACGCATTAGAAAAGATAGAACAAAGACTAGATGAAGCAGAACAATCACAATCTGTACTTACAGAAAACGAAAAGAAGTTAAAAACTGAAGCCCAAACTAAAGAATGGGAAGAGGTAGACGAAAAGACAATAATACCTCTGCCTAAACCTAAGTAATTTTCATATAAATAGCTGTATGACAGTAACAAACTCATACACAAGACAACCAACTAAACTGGACTATGCGAGTCCTACACAGTTTAAGTTTACTATAATTAAGTTACCTAAAGTAGAATATTTTTGTACTACGGCAAATGTACCTGGTGTTACAATGGGTTCTTCAGCACAAGCTACACCTTTTAAAGATGTACCTATCCCTGGTGATAAACTAGAATACGATACATTAAACATACAGTTTTTAGTAGATGAAAATTTAGAAAACTATAGAGAGATACATGGTTGGATGACTGGTCTTGGATTTCCTAAAGACCATTCACAATTCAGATCATTGCAGGCTGCAGGATCAGATAGATATCCTACAACAACAAGAGAAGACTTAAACAAAGAAATAGGTGATGTAGTAAAACAAACTTCAGATGATGGTGGTTTATATTCAGACGCTACACTATTCATCTTAACAAGTAAAAACAATTCAAATATAGAAGTACGTTTTAGAGATATTTACCCTATATCATTATCTGGTTTAGATTACAATCAACAAGCAACAGATGTAAATTACTTAACAGCAAGTGTTACATTTCAATACAAAATTTATGAGTTTGCTAATGTTAGTGGGAGTGGCGTACTAGAAACAACTACTTAATTATATTATAAATTATATTATGACTGTTCTTATAAAACCTAGAGATAGGAATCCTCATCACAATAAGTTAATGACTAAAGGTGGTCCTGGTGACAAGTACCTTGGTGATGGTACTGTTGACATGAGTCAATGGTTTAAAAAAGTTGATATACTAGAAGACCAAATCAGAAATAACGACATCTGGTTTTGTAGTGCTCCTTTCACAATGGTCTACACTACAACTAGAGGCGAATATGCACCATGCTCATGGGCTGCTGAAGGTTTCAATCCTAATATAAAAGACGTACCTATTCGTAGATACTTTGAAGATAATAAAAATTTAAATGATTTACGTAAAGAAATGGTTACACCAGGTTCTAAACTAGAACTTGCAAAAAAATGGTGTAAACAATGTATGTTTCAGGAAAAAAACTATGGCAGATCAAGGCGACAAGCTTCTCTTAAAATACAAACAAACGATCACGCAATATGGCCTGGTATAAGAAATGCAGTAGAGTATTTTAAAAGAAGAAACAAAGGTGTATTTCAGGACAGAATATTTGAGATACAAGTAAAGGCATTTGGTAACAAATGCAACCTTGATTGTTATATGTGTATACCTTACGACTCTACTACACGATTAAAATCTATACACTCGGAAGAAGTGAAAGGTGAAAAGGTTTTTTCTGATTATGCAAAGGCGCCTATAGAATTAGTAAAAGGTGAGAAGTTAAAAAACGTTGTAGATCAGATAGTTGAATTAGCACCATACATTTATAATTTAAAATTTATAGGTGGCGAACCATTAGTTATGAAAGACTTTTATATGTTGTTAGATAAGATATGTAAAACAGGTCATGCTGATAAAATGTTTGTAAAATATCAAACTAATATGTCAGTACTATCAATGGAAAAATTAAGATTATTAGATTACATTCCTAAGTTTATGCAATTTGAATTTACGGTATCTTTAGATGGTATAGGTAAGTCTGTAGAATATATAAGACGTAGAACAAACTGGCAAGATGTAGTAAACAATATAAAAGAAGTTAAAAAGTTTCCTAACGTAACGGTTAATATAAACGGTGCAATATCTTTTTTAAGTGTATTAAGATTTTACGAATTGATAGAATGGATAGATAAAAATAAAACATTGTTCAAACAAATCAATTGGTCTAATATAAGAAATCCTAAAAAGTTATGTGCTAATGTTTTGCCTGACGAAATAAAAAAGAAACTTATACCAAAGTATAAAGGTTTTCCTGATATACAACAACTGCTAGAAGAAAGCAACGATGGCCTAGATTATCAGGACACGTTAGACTATCTTTTAATGAACGATAAATATTACAAAGGTACTAAATGGGAAACACATTTGTTTGATGTTTTTCCTGAACTAGAACCATATCACAAAAAGGATTAATATGGACGCATATGAACTTTTAAGTAAAAGAAGACACATACATAAATTTGACGCAGAAAAAATACCACCTAAAGAGCAGATAGATGACTTGTTGTATAAAGCATGGAAAGTAACACCATCAAAAAATAATTTTATGCCATATCATGTTAACGTGTTAGGACCTGAGCATGTAAGTGAAAAGGAATCTATCACTAAAAAATGTATGCTTAATAAGAAAAGAATAAATGAAGATAAGATACCTAAACACTATTCAGAAAAACATAAAACGTGGGAAGAAGATGGTACTAATCCAGCGTTTGTACACATTAGAACAGCGCCATATGTGTTAGTGTTTACACAAAGAATATGTAAACCTAATAAATTTTACCAAGAGTGTATTGATAGAGGTGATTTCTTTGAACAAATGCACGAAGAATATCTAGCAGAATTACAAAGAACAACGTGTACTGAAATAGGTTGGTTTACATCAAACCTTACTAACCTTTGCTTAGAACAAGGACTTGATACAGCAACTTTATTATGTTTTCCTTATTATGAAAAAACATGGAATAGAGATTGGGAAGATATACCTTGGGTAAAATATCCTGTTCTTTTACTATGCAGTATAGGTTATAGTAAACAAAGCAGACGTGAGTTTATGCACCCAGCAAATAGAGCAAGAGATAAAAAACCTGAAAAAGAAACAGTTGTGGTATGGCGATAATACAAAACAAAACACTATTGTTATTAATTGATTTTCATGGTCATCCCATATTAGGTGACGATCACACAAATAATTTAAGATATTCTGAATTAATGGATTTTTTAAATAACGATAAAGAGCTTAATATAGTATCAAACCATTTGTTAGGCGAGTATCCTACACAGCGTGGCCCTAATAAACTAAAGGAAATAAAACGCATATATGATAATGAAGGTGTACATAATTGGGACAGAATTGATCCTGATAGAGAACCACCACCAAGTATAGTAGAAATAGAGAATATATTTAAAAACAGAAACTATAGAATAAACAATGTAATTCTAGGTGGTACAAATTTAGCAGGTTGTGTTTTAAGATCAAAACCATATTCAGCAATACATTGGGCAAAAAGAGGATATCATACGCAAATTTATTTACCATTGTGTGCTGATTATCAGTTACCAGGTATAAATCAGGTTGAAAGAAATTTACATGCCACTTCAATATTATACAACGTTATACGAGAAGAAAGATTGTGGGATTATATTGATATTGTAAGAATGAAAAACAGGTTGATAATACAATGAAGTGTAAAGAAAGAGAATTAGATTTAGAATTACCTGATTACATGACAAAAGGTGGGCCTGGTGATAAGTCAGCGCCTGGTAAAATTGATACATCTTCGTGGTTTAAGGATCAGTTAGACCGAGATAGTTGGGCGTATAATCCTTTTGTTGTTGATAAAGGTACAATAGGTCAGCAAGCAAAAGACCAAGAAATATTTTTTTGTGATATACCTTTCAATCAAGTTTATTTAGAGATAAGTGGTAACTATGCAGCCTGCTGTTTTGGGGCAGAGGCAGATGGTGAAGATGGTTTGCCAAATCATAATGTAAACAATACAACACTACAAGAATGGATGCGTGATAGCACGTATATGAATAATATACGTAAGGAAATGCTTGATCCTAATTCAGATTTAAAGACCGTAAAAAAAACTTGTAAGAGATGTATAGCAGATGAAAAGCGTTATGGCAGATCCCGAAGAACAGCATGTATGAAAATTCATACACAAGAAAAAGATTACTGGCAAGCAATAGAACGATCAGTATTGATGTTCAAAGCAACAGGTCAATATGAGTTTGAGGAAAGAATATTAGAAGTACAATTAAAAGTATATGGTGATGAGTGTAATTTAGATTGTCATATGTGTGTACATCAAAATTCAACAACCCGTCAACAAGTTGCAAAAAAAGGTGTATGGAGTGAAGAAATATTTGGTAATACTAATTATGGTAAAGGCGAATACAAAACATTTAATAGCAAAAATGTTGAAGATATGATACAGCAAACCGTAGAGTTAGCACCTTTCATACGTAGTATTAAAATTATAGGTGGCGAACCATTAATTATGAAAAAACACTATGAACTATTACAGAAATTAATAGACATAGATGAAGCAAAAAATATTATGATAAAGTATCAAACAAACTTTACAGAAACAAAAGCAGGCAAACATAATATCTTTAATTACATACCACATTTTAAGCTTGTGTCTATGGTTGCGTCTGTAGATGGCATAGGTCCTGTTATAGAATATATGAGAAGAAGAACAGATTGGAATAAAGTTATACAGAATACTGAAATATGTAGAAAGTATGATAATGTCGTTGTTGATTTTAATGGTTTAGTTTCGTTTTTAAGTGTTATGAGATTTTACGAAGTAATAGATTATTGTTTAGATAGGCCTAAACTAATAGATCAAATCAATTGGGCAATGGTAGAAAACCCAAAACATTTAAGAGTAAATAATTTGCCAGAAAAATTAAAACAAAGTTTGATTCCTAAATATGAAAAGTGGCCTGACATACAAGCTGCATTAAGGAAACCAGCTGATGAAGATGTTAATATACAAGATACATTTCAATATCTTTTAAAACAAGATAAATTCTATGAAGGAACAAAATGGGAATCACATTTGTTTAAGGTGTTTCCTGAGCTAGAAGAATACTATGACCCTATGTACAATCACAATGCTAATTTGAAACTAAATATAAAAAACAATGAGGATATATTATGACATTTGACGAACTACAAGCACTCGCTGAAAAAGACCTAAAAATAAATGATACTGAACTTGATTTAGAATCACTAAAAACACCACAACTACATAACAAGTATATGAAGTTTCATAATCAATATGTTAATCTATTGAAAAAGGCTGAACAAGACTTGGCAAGATTAACAAGAGAGAAATGGGAATACTATACAGGCAAAGCAGACCCTAGTGTATATCAGGAGAGACCTTTCAATCTGAAGATATTAAAACAAGATGTTGACAAATATCTTAAAGCAGATGATGACCTTATTAAGTTAGAACAAAAAGTAACTTATGTACAAAGTGTTGTTGACTACCTAGATAGAACAATTAAAATTATTTCTAATCGTGGCTTTCAAATTAAGAATGCTATAGACTGGCGTAAGTTTACATCTGGCGTAATCTAAAATGCAAAACATAATAGTTGACAAGGTCAATGACGTGTACCTACGTATTGACGCAGACGCAAGTATCCGTAGAGAGTTATCAGATTATTTCTCGTTTGAAGTACCTGGTTACAAGTTTACGCCTCAATTTCGTAATAGAGTTTGGGACGGAAAGATACGGTTATATTCGTATGCTACAGG